GGATATATATCAAGGCAGTATTTTCTAATCATCTTTTATTACTTTATATATATTAGCAATTGCTCTATTACTAAGTAAGTACACATACAAAAATACTTCATCTGACAATCTATAAGTTGAATCAGGGGTAATGATTTCATTGCTACCTTCTTTAATTTGTATTGTGCATTCATCTTTCTGACCTGTTGGATAAGACATTTTGTAATATATCATGAGCTCTACTAATTCTGTTAGAATGTCATTTTGTGGTATCTTTGTTATCCGTATCTTCTTTCTTTCGCTCATATACCTTCTTAATCTTGATTTTACCTAAGTAAGTGAATAGCATAGGTCTTTCATCACCTTCTGTTATTCTTCTATTAGCGAACATAAAAGGATGATTACATATAACCTTTATTACCTAACTAGGAAGTTGATATTTATTACTTAGTTCAGAATATATACTCATTCCAGTTTTTTTCATTTGACAACTCTCTAATATTATAATATTTGTTATTTAAGAAAGCTTGTAAATCATTAGTATTATCTGAGAATGTGTTAGTTCTAATAATATTAATTGCTGCAAATAAATCTTCAATCTTTACACCTTCTTCTGAACTTGTAGCAATATCACCATTAAATTCTAGAATCTTTTCTAATGTACTAATCTCTTTCTTACTATAGTTCTTTTTGGGTTCAGCGATAATAACGTCTGTATTTTTACTAAACATATTTACTAAATCACACGAATCTTTAAAGATAACAAAATGATTATAAGGTAATACTTTCTTGCTTAGCTTAGCCCAAAATCTCTTAAACCAATTATACTTTTTACATAATAAGACACAACCTGGTTTAAGTGTTACATATTGTATATTCATATTATTCTTTCTCCAATCTAAGTACGATAGTTAGCTGAACTCTATCTCCTATTATTTCAGGTATTAATGCAGGATTAACCATCCATTCATCATCAGCTTTACCTTTTATTATCAGACCTTTATCTCTTAATTTCCCTATGTATCTACTTAAGTTATCACTAGTAATGCCTGTTGCAGCTTTTAGATAACGTCTGTTTTCGGTACTTATTACATTCTTGCTGTACCCAGGGAGCTTAGGAGTATTAATATCTATATCAATTAATAAAACCATCAAGTCTTGCTCCCTAGTGGTCAGCTAAAGTACACCATCAAGTGATTTGAGGAATTCTCTGTAAAGATCTGTTTTTTTCACAGCCTTCACTAATTTATTCATTGATAATTTCCTTTACCTTTTTAAGAATTTGATTCATATTGAAATATACCGTGTCTGCTTCAACCTTAACACAAGTAGGAATCTCTTGATTATTATAGGCTTCTACTAAAGCGTCATGGTCTTTCTTATATTGAGCTTCTAGTGTATCTACTAAATCAGATAATGCACACAATTTATCAATTGCAGAAAGCTCTTCATTTTCATCTTCGATGACTAACAGATTACCTGATTCTACAAACTCTTCTGCCGTTTCTTCATCCATACAAATATAACGTGAACACTTCTCACTATCATTTTCAGTTGTCATACTGAATTCATACAAATTAGTGTCTTCATTATAAGTAAGCATATCACCTTTTTGTGCAGATGCAAATTCTTTAATTACTTTATAGTTCTTCATAATAATTATTATTTAGTTGTTTAATAGTTGTTACATATATCTAAACGGTAAATGTTAAAATAGTATCTATTCTTTAACATTTGTTAACTTATATTTAAGTAACAACATGAAAAAAGGCTAGATCCGCAGATCTAGCCCCACAACAACTATTAATACGCATTAATATTTAGTTTTTTCTTGCTATAATATCATAAGGTTTAACTAACTGACTATCCTTAAATAAGTCAAAGTCTTTAGCAAATTTCTTATTAAATACTATTGTATCTCCTACTTTAAAGTCTGTTATATTCAGACTTTCTGGAATAGCAAGTACAATTCCTAATCTCCACTCTGACTCTACTTCTTTTACTTCAGTCTTAGTCTCAAACTTCTCATAACCATCAACATCTTTTTCACCTGTACCAACCGCTTCGGTTATTTCTTTCTTTAACTTAATAGGTTCAAGAGGTTTAACTAATACATCTTTCAGAGGAGTATAACCAATTCCATTAATTACTGTTTCTAGTACTTTATCTTCCATAATATTCTTATTTATATTCTATAACGTATTATTTGTTGTTTTGTTTCTTTAATCTCAATATATTTCCGCCATTAGAACAGCAGTATCTCCTAGCTAAAGTAGGACAATTTTTATCTAAGTAATAGCAACCATCACAACTACCTATAGGATTAGACATTATTACTGGTGTTCTATTCTTTACTATCTTCGCTAATTCCTAATCATTTAATGTCATAGTCTTTTCCTTTTCCGTGTTTATCTAAGTAAAGCATTGCTATTGCATTCCAAGCTACAGCAGCTAAGTGGTTTACTTTAGTCTCATCATCAATCTCTTCTAATGGTAGTAAATCCCAACGTAGATTACCGTCTTGGTAATCATTCTTCTTTCCTTCTCTCATTTATTATTCCTTTAAGTAGGATATTAGATTTTTTTGTATATAAATCTAGTATTCTAAGTACTTCTTCGTTTATCTTATTTAAGATTTCATCTGTGACTAGAGCAAATTCATTGTTCTTTAAGTCTATCTTATGTAAAGTATATTGAAACATTACTTATCTCTTTTAAGTATAAATCCTTGAGTACATAATGAAGTAATCCTAGAAGGACAATAGCAATTGTATAGATCACAACCTTGACACATACCTTTTACTTCATTCTCTGCTAAAGTATAAGGTTTATTACCAAAATATACTTTCTTACCTAAGTAAGCTACTTCTTTAACTTGTTGTTGTTTATTCATAATATAAATATCTAAAGTAGGAGACTATAATCAGTCTATACTGTCTTAGACTGTCTTTAACTGTTATAGACAGTAACGTATAAACTCTTATAAAAGTTTCTTTTATGATAAACTTTTTAACATTTGTTAAGAACAATTATAGCTATTTAATAGCTAATTTTTAACATTATTTATGAATTAATTTATATAATTCATCAGCTAACTTCTTAGCATCTGGGTGAGCTTTGCTACTACAACGTAATGAGAAGAAATGCTCCCAATCACTTTCAAAGCCTGTCATAACTAAAGGAGAACATACAGCAAATGGTAGTACTTGTCTAGCTTGTTGTGGTTTCCAGCCCTTATTTATTAATAGATTATACTGTGTTTCAGCATTATTTAAGCACCATAAAAAGTTATCAGTTATACTATTATCAGAAGGTAATTGTATCTTCATCTTATCTATGTCGCACCAATCGCCATCCCAGTAAGTATAATTACCAGTAGGTATATCTAACCAAGTAGGCTTAATAAAAGTAATTTCATTATTAAATTTATCCTTACTATAGTTGCAATAACGAGTGCTCTCCCTAGCAAAACTAAATACACGATGTCTTAAAAAGCTTTCACCAGTTACTCTATCTAATATCCATTTTACTGTGATGCGCTTCTCATGATGTTCTGTGGGTTCACATTGCCACTCTAAGTCTTCTTCCCAACCATTCTCTACTATTACTCTTAAATTAGTAGTTATATAATGGTGAGTTAGCTTAAAAGGTCTTACTTTTGGGTATTTTTTCCTTAGTTCTTCATCAGCTGCTACACTATTAACTTTAGAATATTTATTTTTTCTATATCTGTCTACTAGACCATTATTAGGATTATTAAATTTTCCAAACTCGTCTTCTAAGGTTTCAGTATAAGTTTGTTCAGGAACATTAAGATAAATAGTACCGTGCTCTAACATAGCTCCATGACCAAGCTTAATCATACGATCTACAAACTCTTTAGCGCTATTCTCTGTTATCTTATCTTCAGACTTATAACAAGTTCTACCTGCTAATTCTATCATCTTATAAGGATCTTTTTCCTCAATAATCTGTACACTAGACTCTATTAATTTCATATTAGTTTAAAATTTCTATAGCTGTTATTTTTACTTGGCACATATATGTATGCCCTTCATATTCTTGTAGTCCTCGTTGCACCATATAGTACCGATCATCTACTTTTACTATTTCAGACCATCCGTCATCTGCAGGACCTATATACGTAGATCTATTATACATTTCTGCAGATTTATCAAATGGAATAGTATTACCTATTATTTCGTATTCTATATTCATATTACTAATAACGCAAATATTAAGAATAATTACAGATATTTAACATAATTTAAACATATTTTAAAAATAAAATATAAAAAATATTTTATAAAATTTTTTTGAGAGAGGTGGTGCGTGTGTAGAATTAAAAAAATATAAAATACCCCCGCGTGTGCGAAACAGCAAAGATTCACTCCCCTCTATTAAGTATCGGCAGGGAACACCCCCGTACTGTTTCGGTATTGGCGTTCCCTTTTATCGTGTATTGTGTAATTTCTTAAAATTGTGTAGTTATGAAATGTAATGTAACAAGTTTTGTTAAAGTTGAGAGAGAAAACGAAATGCCGTACTTTATTATTAAGGCAACGGGATTAGAGGGTGACGAGGGTGCAAACGTAGTAGACGATGATGGATGTATTAATCCGTTTGCTATGATGTCAAGGCGTTTTAACTTTACAAAAACACTATTTCCGTCAACGGACAAACAAGTAGAGCAATTAGAAAAACTTTATGAGGTGGACAAAGATGGGAAAGTGGTTAAGGGTGCGCCAATACGGTTAATGTCGGTATCTTGGGCAACGGGTACGGAGTTTTACATTCGCAAAGAAGGCTCTGTTACCGGTGTCTATGAAACGGAGGAGGAAGTAACGGAGAAGGTTGTTCGTAATGGCAAAACCATTGAAGTGACTAAAACGAAGTATATACCGAAAGTGTTTAAAAGTGTTAATTTAACACTTTTTGAAAATGCTGACGGTACATGCGCCGAAAACGGTGGAAATGCTGATGCCTTATGCAAAAGGACTTTTGAAAGGGGGCTTGAATCAGGCGCTTATATTCCGTGTGAAACAGCTACAGACATTACCGAGGTAATCGCTTAATATATGGCGGTTCTATCCGACAAGCACGGTCTACAGATTATGTAGACTTTGCTTGCTTTGCAAATCAACATTTATTATCAACATAACAACTTTGCCTATGTATTCATTAATACACGGACTATTGAACATTCTATCTATCCTATTTTGTTATTACATTATAGGAGGGATTAATGGTTTAATCTTTTATCTCATCTTTAATGTGTTTCACATTCTATATCTTACTTTAAGATTAGATGATGAGTAAGAGAACAAAGTAGAGCAAGAGAATAGCATAGTTTTAATGCGCTTGTTCTATATTTTTTATTAAAATAGACTCACAAAGAAAATGTATTTGTGAGTAAATAATGGTGAAACCACATTGCTTTAAATAGTAATGTGAGGACCATTCCGCCCTATTTGCAATTATGAACTGCATAGTGACAGAGACCTAAGAAAGGGAAGCAAATGAGCGTTGATATCGTGGCGAAAGCTGCGTTCCACCATTGTACGTAGGGGTGTGTGGGTAATCGGCTAAAGGAACGTTCTATTATAGTATGTTGCGAGTACTATAGTAAAGAGTAAGTATGGCGGCTCGGAAAGACGAGCTTTACTTGCTGGTAGGGTAGTTTAAACCAGTAGTGCTGTATATTTTCGGCGGTTTACTAGTAACGCACTTAAAAGTTTAAGGATAAAACCGTACAGGAAACTAATTCCGATTTATAAGTTTAGTGACAACTTGAAAGAAAGTGACAGCCTGGAAAGACAGGCAATTTAAAAAACTCAATAACTTCCCAAGACATTGAGGGCACCAGTTTCTTATTCGCAGAGTTAGGACGATAAACCAGTGGCGTGCTAAAGATATTCGTCAAGCACTGAAGTTACTCGCCAGGTAATAATAAGTTTTAGGTGTAAAATGCAATTTAATCATTAACTAAATAAATAATCATATGGATAGAAAAATGGAAATAATAAGTAACTTATCTGAAATTTGTAATAATGCAGTAGTATTATGTAAAGTTGGAGAAATTGTTATACCAGCTTACGTATTAAATAACTCTAATAATGTTTACTATCTCTATGCACAGAACAGAATTGTAGCTATTGAACTACAACACAGTGTTGAAAATGACCCAATAACTGGAGATTTATATGATGAATGGCATCAAATTGATAGTACACTTATTTGTGATTATTGTATCATACCTGAAGCAGATTACATACTAAAAAGAGATTAAAATGGACAAAGACACAGAATTAGGTATGTTATCAGTAATAATCACAATGATAGTATTATATCTATCTATATGGTTATTTAACTAAGATATACAGATTTATTTCGCAAAGTAATTATTCTATGAAATGCAAATTATCCTCATATGTTGTGAAACATAATTTAACCACGTTAAAGTATAATAATATAAGTTAGGTATGCCCTTATAAAGACTTAGGTAGCGCTAAGGACTATGTTATTATACTTCTCCTCTTAATGCAGCCGAGTGCCGGTGACAAGCCCGACAGAATGCAGAGTCAAGAAAAACATAATCCTATTTACTATGCGCAAGTAAAGACCGATTATGAATCCACGTGGTAGATGCAGTTGTAGGTTCCAACTGGTGCACATCTTTTAGAGACAGTAACCAAGCTCGAAGTAAGCAGAGCGAATACAGGAGCTATACCTCGATAGGCTTAATGAGGTGCTTGACAGTCTGACACTAACTGAACAATAAGTGTCCTCAGTTCCGGGTGAGTAAAGTGAATGTGGAATATATCGGACTACAGCCTCGAAGAAAGGTTCCACCAAGTATGTCAAAACTTGAGTAGAAAGTTATACTATAACCAAAAGTATAGCAGACTCAATAGAGTAAGAGAATAGAAACGTGTATATCTACGTAGTTCATAGCATAGCTTATAGTCACACATCGTAACTGATGACTATATTAATGCGCTTACTCTATTATTTTTATTGCATTAACTAACAAATAAATCAATTATATGGAAACAAAAGTAGTACTATTTATCATTCATCTAACATTAGGTATAATTAGTAGCATAATCTATCTAATATACTGTTATAAAAAATACGAGGTATTGACATTAGCAGACATAATAGCATCTTTATTAATATTATTTGGATGGCCAATTGTTCTATTAGCTTTATCTAGTCATTACTTTTTACTTTTTATGAGTAATCTTGAAGAGATTAGAATATTAGAGAAAAAATAACTAATAAATAATATCAAATTATGAAGAAAATAACTTGTATTCAGCAGTATGTAATAGATAATCTTATTGAAGATGAGATATTATCTACAAACAGTCTATTAGGTGCAGTTTCTAAAGTATGTTCGGAGGAACAGTTTAATAACATACTAGCTATTCTTATCGAAACACCTATTCCTTGTACAGACGTACCTAAATTGGAGCATAAGGAAGACTCAGAAAATAAAACAAACTTAGTAAGAATGAGTATGTTTATACCTGAAGAAACTAACACTTCAGCTAAACTAAACATAATAAAAATACTACAAAAACAATCCAACTTTAGTCTTAGACAAATTAAAGAATATGTAGATAGTTGCATAGGAAAGTATAGTATACTACCCAAGACTATTACGCGAACAGAGATAGATGAAATTACAAAAAAATTAGAACCTTATAGTGTAACTATATTATACTAAAGTTTTTTCATTAAAAAGTTAATGCAGTAAATATTACTGCATCTATACTGTGAGAATCAGTGTCAACTTTGTGGGGCTTATATTTAGACAATGTATGATAATAGTTGCAAATGTTATTATATAATCTAATATTAGTGCAGATGAAATCAAAGATAGTTCGTATTTGCGGTATTGCGGGATACGAACAAGTCAAGTCATTATAAGACTGGGTAGCGTAATACAAAAAATCCTAGCTGACCTGTAGCTAGGTATCTTTAAGGTGAGAATCCTTAACAATCCTGTGGGGCTTATATCTATTCATACAGAGCGAGTACGTTCGGGAAAGCTTAAAATACTTATCTGTGAAATAGTATTAGTGCAGACGTTAAAATTAGGAACAACTACAACATTCCTAACAATATTATCGGTCACAAGTCTAACAACAGTGTGATGTAGCCAAGTTTGTCCGTCCTTAGATTTACAGTATTTGCCATTTGTTTATTTAATCATTGTTCGTTCTTAATTATACAGATTGATTAATTAAGCATAACAGTAAGCGTACTGTTGTCAGTATATTTATATGTGAATATAGATATACTGATTGCACTCAAAAGCTGGCCTTCACGTGGCGAGTGTGTTAAGTAATAGGTCTAAAAAATCTTCCAGTTTTACCTACGAAAACTAACAGCTACCTTTTTATT